CGCGGGTGGTATTGACCTCTACCTGCATGCTGGCGGTTTCAAAGATACTCCAATGCTTGTGTTTGATGCAGTAACGGAGCAGTCTTGGAGCGGTCTCGTGGTTGCCCTGGTTATTAGGATTGGAAACTCTGGCGCAGTAGGCCATCTGCTTCTCTGCATCGGGAGTGATGTTGACGAAGCTGGCGGTGTGGACTTCACGTTGCATCAGAAGATGTCCTCATCTAGTGGCTCCTCCATCGTACCATACGACTTATACCAACTGGGGTACTCCAGCTGGCGGATCACTGGCTCTTTTATAGGCCATTCGCCGGACTCGCTGCACTTGGCGTACAGGTCAAGAGCCTTCTCTACCTTGTAAAAACCCTCATGCATTATGCCTGGAGACACTTCGAAGAGGTCTACGGCAAAGGGCGCCTTGCGCTCCACAGCAACAAAGATGAATCGAAACGGCTTTCCGTAGGCCGCCATGGCTGCACGGGTGTAATACGCAGCCTGAAAGTCGTAGCCCAAATTGACAACCTTCTTCGTAAAGGTCTCGGGGTCGACGCTGTCAGTAGTCTTCAGGTCTAATACCAGACCCTCTTCGATCATAAGACGGTCCAGACGGGCCTTACAGCTGACTCCACGGTCTTCCCAGTAGACGGAGACCTCGTTGTGCTTGATGTAGTCAGTCTGAGAGGGATCGAACCACGCAAGCTTGGCCAATTCAGCTGCCATGCCCTGCACGCTGCCCCAGGGATCGTCCTTGCCACCGGTACTCAAGACTTTCTTACGACCCACGCTGGCTTTCCACTCTTTGCCGGCTTTGGTTGCCAAGTTAAGGCCATCGGGTTTCATGATATAGTTGCTATCGAACTTATCCCTACCGTCCAAGGATAAGCAGTGCAAAGCGGTTCCCATTTCCATGGCTGGAGTAGGGATAACCTTATTCTTAAGGGCCGCCTGGTAATGAGCCGGGCTGTCAAGGATCTTCTTAAGAGATGACTGGTTGACCCCTTCTGCGCGTCGGTAGTCAAACTCAGGCTGGTTGTAGGCTACTTCCACGTCAATCAAGTATTTGCCTCCCATTATACCGCATAAATCTTAATGACCCATTTCGAGTCAGCCTTCTTCGCCTTGGTCCACTTGACCTCCAGCTGAGGGATGATTGAAACTCGATCGTCAACCCAGAGCACCTTATTGACGCTATCGAACAGGGCTCCGATGATGTTGTCGCCGTCAGCACGGCCTTCACCATAGGCCTCGATCTCGACGCGGATAGGTCCTTCCAGGGGCGGCCAGGGCCACTGCTCCTGCACCTGTCGTAGCATTTCCTTCTGCTTCTTGCGATAGTCGGCGGGCATGAAAGTACCCCTGCTCGTTACTCTGGGACGGGCCTTCGAGAACAAAGGGAGGTTAATCGTCAGCGTGGCAATCAGTTCCAAGAACGAGGGCTCCCGCAATAATTGCAATAGCCAAGTTTACCAACAGGAATACAACTGTGCTCGGGTCAGGTACTGGAAAGGTCACCTCCCACTGGAAAGTGACCTGTCCTGGCATCTCAACTGTAGACTTCACTGTTCTCTAGATAGAAACCCAAGACACCTTCTGGATCAGTGTTTCCATGAGATACGTAATCATGGGCGGCTCCGTACAGTCCACGAGGGTTGTGACTAGGAGACCCGTCGGCGTTAATCGCCCCGCCAAACGCCTTCAGTAAAGACAGAAGTGCAGCTGAGCGACTTTCTTGACGTTGATCGCTATATAACCAGGCCATTTGATCGGAATCGTCAATCATTAGAGGCACCCTCCGTTAGAACCAAGCTCACAGGTAGAGCCGTCTTTCTTGATACCAAGAATGAAGCCACGCTTCTCGACGGTAGCAATTATCTCATCTTCATCAAACATGGCCAGGTCCTTCCTGTCCATAATCGACTTGATCTCGTCGCTAGTCAGCTCCACAGGACCCAGGGATGGATCCCACATGTAATCCTCGTCAGAGTCCCAGTGAGCCAGGGGTTGGTCATCGACGTCTTTTACGCCATACTCAGCCAGTAAATCCTCGCCGCTAGCAGCGCAGACAGTGTAGTCCTCAAGCACATCCTCGTAGGTAACGCCGTAAGAAGTCTGCTCGCCCTCCAGTGAGGCGATCTCGCGGTTGATGTACCAGATTGCTTTCTTGAGGTCTTCGGCCGTCCTGGAGGGATCCTTGCGGCCAGCTCGGGATACGTACTTGACGGCGTTGCCCAGTCTGTAGCTAAGCCCCCAGTCCTCAATAACCTCGATGGTCTCGAACTTGCGGCCCTCGGTGTAATGCGAGGGGTGGTTAATGTTGTCGTGGGTCATTTACTGGATTCCTCCTTCAAGTTGCGGTTGTCTCTGCAGACAACGATTTTCTGTTCCCGTTTGAGGCGGACTGTCACTCCATCCTTTGTCCATTGTACCACTGTTCCTGCTTTCCACCCGCCTCCACAAAAAACCTTAACGGGCGTACCCTTTCGTATTGAACGCATTGGCAGAGGCTCCTGCTGCATCCACTCGGCGGCTTTGACTGCAGATGGCTTAAACTTGAACTCGCCGTTTTTAAGCTGTCTCAATGGTCTGGCCTCCTTTTAAATCACGCATAGAAAAGATCATAGCACGGTCAGTATGCTCTTTCCAAAGTTTTTTGGCTTGATTCCAGTTCAATCCTTTGACTTTTTTCATTTGAGGCCACAAAAGGACATAGAACTGACCTTCATAGTGATTTCCCTCAACATCAGTAGGTTCCTCTGTCTTCTTCCTCTTTTTTCTCGTCATAGTGAAGCTCCTCCAGAATTGTGTTAATGTGGTCGTTGTACTCTTTGTCGCTCATTGACTCTAAAAGTTTTTTGTGAGTTTTTGTGTAAGCGTCAAGATTGTCGTAGTTGATTTTCACTAATTAAGCTCCATCAAAAGATGCTGAGGCATGCTGCCGCCAGTGCCGGCAATAGCTTTAATGATTTCTGGAAGATTACGATTGTTCTTCCCAAGCTGTAAGGACCACAGGTCGTCTTTAGTGTCATAGCGAAGAAGGCCTTGAGCAGTCATGTCGCCAATAACTTCGTCAACCAGATATTCGAGACGGGTTCGGCCGTCATCGTCCTCCAGAAAGTCGCTCCAGCCGCTGTAAAGCTCTGAGTGAGCACATACAGCCGTGATGGCGCCAACCACCTCACAGGCCCTTACAGCACGTCTGAACAGCAGTATGGACCAGACGAAAGGCTTGACGTCTGCGGTAGTCAAGGCGGGAGTGTCATCGTACAGAAGACCAAGGGTCCCTGGAGCTACCTCTGCTTCTTCGATACTGAAACCAAAAGCGGTCATAATCATCTTGCGAGTGTGCCTAGTCTATTGCATAAAAGAAGAACCCCCCTGGATTTTGCCAGGAGAGTTACATCTTTATTTATATGGAGCGTCGCGGGACGACACTTGAGAGGTAGCCCAAGCTAGTGTGCCGATTAGAAAGGATCGCTACTACCGCCAGAACCACTGTCTTCACGGTACTCAAGGAAGGTTACCTGAGCGTTTTTGATATCCAGGTAGATCTTCCCTTGATACTCACGTTGAACAAGCTGGCCGGAAACCCCGACCTTATCCCCACGCTGAAGACGGTCAACTGCGATCTGACCTGCCTTGCCCATGACCTCGCACTTGTAAAACTGGCCAAACTTTTCTTCGCCCTTCTTGGTGTAGACATACTGCTTGTCTAGCACGCTGAAACTGACGACGGAGTTACCAGAATCAAACTGACGCACAGTGCAGGGATTTTCTCCTTCTTTGCAGGTAACTGTGCCAACTACGGTGACGGTTGCCATTTGCTTCGTTCCTCTTAAGGTCTGGTTTGAGGTCTCTTAAGTATATCAGGCGTAAGTCCGTAGCTTTTTGATGATCGCCTTAATCTCCTTGCCAGCAGTAGGAACAGGATACCCCACAGAGTAGGCAGCCGTCGAAACTCGACCTAGCCGAGCATAAGCAATCATCAGATCCTGCTGCATAGGAGGGACCATGGCTTTCGCCATTATCTCTTTGATCTGCAACAAAGCCTCGCGAGAAGAGCGCGACTGGTCTTCGCTAGCAGGGCTTGGAATTAAATTCAACAAAGAGCCTACACCGTCTTCATTGTTGACCTTTACGTCAAGAGAGCCAACGTTATAGGCAGTTGCGGCGGAACGAAGGTAGTCGACATCCTTAGGGGCATGCCTGCGCCCCGAGCCTTTGCCATGTTTCTTGTAATAGAACATCTCCCGGATACAGCCCTCAGGGATATAGATCTTCTGCTCACTGGAGATTAGGTAGCGCCCAAGACGCTGTCTAATCCAGGTCACTGCAATCGTGGAAAACTTGTTTCCGCGAGCAAGGTCAAATTTTTCGGCCGCCACACGCAATCCTATGTATCCGACCTGAAGTAAGTCCAGGAACAGCTCGTCATTAGGATTCACCCTAAAGCGATGAGTAATCTTGCTGGTATAGGCTTTGACTGCACTCACCACCAGAAGCAAGTTACCCGTACAGATGGAGTTCAAGGTCTCAAGAGCGCCCTCTTCGTCTTCAGCAGCTCGTTGGCTGCGAAGCTTGGCAAAAAGCTCCAACGTCTGTTCCTGGGTCAGCTTACGCTTGCCGGCGGCATTGAACCATGCGGTGGTTGAATCGGTCATCGCGTGCCTCATGAGGTATGCACACAGTATGCCATAGAAAAGGGCCTTGTGGGCCCTTGATCTATAACACTATTTCAGTACCTTTGAAAAAATGTATAAATCCCTCCAATGGGTCACCACTCACCGTACTTTGCGTTGAGCTCTTCGGCTGATTTGCTATTGAGTGTTGCGCGGCCTTTATTAAAGTCTCCGCCCAGCTTTTCTTTGACGATTTCGACGAGTGCGTCGATAGCAAAGGTTTCGACTCCTTTTTCAAGTGCTGCTTCGCGAAACGTGGCCTCCGTCTCCTCAGACGCCTTGGCAGCCTCCGCAGTAGGGGCCTTGCTGACCCCAGCGGTTGGCCGCTCGGACTTTGGGGCAGACTCAGGGGCAGACTCAGGGGCAGGGTAGCCGGACTCCATGGGCATCTTTGCCCACAGCTCGTAAGCTAGGCCGAAAATGAAGGCGGCAGCCATACAAGTACCGCGTCGCTGGGTGTCGGTAATGTCGCGAGAATCAATCTTGTCGTAGGGGATCGCGTTGTTACGGTGATCCATCACAGCTTGAGGAATCGCCGGTGTTTCAGAGCCGTCGGTGTGGACGAACTGGATCATCAAGTAAGCGCCAACAGGAGCCTTGTGCAGCAAAGTGTCGTCGTTGGCGGTGATGCAGTTGGCAGTCCAACCAGGGGCATGCTGACGCAACAGGTGCAGGGTGCGGGCCCAGTTGATGTATATAGCGTTAAACTTGCTAGAGCCAATTGTCTCAACCAGATCCTTGGTCGCTACACCTGCGAGGTTAGGGATTTCTGCCATTTCAAGTCCTCGTGGGGAAGGTACTGGCTCAGTATATCATGCAAGCCTAGCCACCAGCAAGCCTTTTCTTTGTCTGCCGACGAGCCTCGCGAACCTTGCGATCCATAGCCTTCTTCCTGCGCTGCTTGTCCTTCTGCCAGATCCGATACTTGAGATACTCTTCTGGGTTCTCCCGAATGTAGAGAGTCCTGAAGCACAGGAGGTACCACCTAGGCCAAAGATTGAGGCCACCGAGGATAGACCAGAAATACTCCTCGCGGGTCTTGTCCCACATCAGAGCCTTGCCGATAGCCTTCCCCCCTTCATCGAAAGCTGCTTGGAGTTTTGGACACTTTGTCCATCCCCGAGGGCGGTTGTTGATCCCCATCGTTAGCCTCGCGCACACGCAGATAGTATATTTTATATTTTAATATATAAGTGTTTTTCAGGAAGCAGGGCTGAGAACCCCACAAAAGCAGGGCTGAGAGTCCAGGGTTGAGAGTCCAGGGTCCACAGTCCAGGGTCCACAGTCCAGGGTTGACAGCCCTGGTATATTTTGATTACCCCGCAAACGAACCATGCTTATCAAGACGGGTGTTAACCCAAAATCCGGCTTCACAAGGATTCCAAATGCTATCCTTGACGACCAAAAATTGACGGCCCATGAGCTGCTTCTCTGGATTCGACTTTTGTCGTTGGCAAGTGGCGGCGAGTTCGTGGCCCAGAACGCCACCCACGCGGCTGAGCTCTGCGGTATTGGGGTCGACGTGTTTCGCGATCGACGCAGAAATTTGACCAAAAAGGGATACCTGGTTTCAACCGGCAAGCAGATCATCCTGACGATGCCAGATCAACCGGCAAAGCCGGAGCAACCTACAAAGCAGGAGCAACCTGCGGCTCCAGAGATCACCCAGAAGGAAGAGCTTAACATAGCTGAAGAGATCTCGCTTCAACCCAAGCGAAAGCCAAGTGGAATCAGCCAAGCCGAAGCCTCTGCTGCAATTGTGGAGGCCTGGAACAGTCACAGACCTGACGGTTATATGGAATGCCCTAGCAAGCTGCATCCTTCTACTTTTATCGCAATTGAGACACAGGCCAAGCGCCTCGGGATTGAAAGATCCAAGTACGGCGATTTCGTGAAACGCATCCTGAAGGGCTGCGCTCAGGACGACTGGTGGAAAGAGCGCACTGCAATCAAGGCTAGCAATATCTTTGGCTTTGGCGCTCAGCTTGAAGACAAGAAGTTCCAGAATGTTGAAAAACTTTACAAAATAGGCTCCAAGGTTGCCGACAAGTTCTCCTGGAGCAATGATGACAGCATATTTGCATGGTACTCTGATGCGTGCCCTGACAGGACTTTCAACAGGATCATTCACCTCGACGTTCCTGACGCTCCGACCTCCTGGCAGCACGACGTAGAGCATCGAGATGGAGAAACCATCTTCATTTACCACAGCCTTGAAGACGATGGCTTTGTCGTGAATTGGACTTTAGGCAAGAAAGTCCAAGCCCTGAAAACCCCACCAAATCGCCGCTAATCTATGTCGTTCCCAACCTACATCCAGAAAGCCGTTGATCTTGGCCTACTAAAGGCAGAAGAGGGTAAGATCACAGGTTGCAAAAAGGACGAAGTAGAAACCGTTCTTGGCATGGCTCGCCTCATCGAAAAGATCCAACCGACTACCGGATCTGAAGTCGACGACACTACCGACCAAGAAGCAATTGTTCTCATCCGTGTTCTGTCCTCGCCGTCAGGCAAAGCTAATGAGCTATGGGCCGATCTTCGTATCGCTTTTGGTGTTGGTCATGGTCAGGCTATTCCCGACGAACTGTGGTCTACTAGAGTCTTTCGCGCTATCGGTCGAGAAGTAGACCGCACCTTTATTGGAGAAAGGAACGCCAGCCTGATTAGCCGAGAATCCCTTATTGCGGGCTATGCAGGTTTGGATCCAGGCAGTCGTTTCGTTGGCCTCGCCGAGTTTAATAAGACCATCTCTGACCTGTCAGACGCCCGGTCTATGCAGGCCTACGGGGACCCCAACTCTGAATGGAACGTCGCTCTTGACTTACTCCGTCAAGCCAGAGTACGCGCTGTGTACCAGGAGACCCAGCATGTAGTAGCTCAAAGCGAAAAATCTAAATCCAAGCTCGAGAAATCCATTGAGTTCCAACAGCAACAGCTCATGACCTGTCTGGGCATGTTGCGTGGCTCTATCGGCAATCAAGGGAACGCAGTCGATGCTGTCGAAGACCTGCTAACTCCTCGTCCTGGTCATGTGAGTATTATTGATCAGATCATGAACGCTCGAGAGCAGCAAGCTCCAGTCTCTACTGGAATACAAGCGTTTGACCTGGACATGGAAGGTGGTGTACGGCCTTCTGGGCAAGAGCAAGGCGGCAGACTATTTACCCTTGGGGCTCATACAGGAGTAGGTAAAACGGTTCTTGCTGTGCATGCTGCTGTCAATCTGGCCATAAGTGGCCTGACTGTAGGCTTTATCTCCGCAGAACTTGATCGCGCCAGCATCTATGCTCGCGTCTGGGCCGCCGCAACTCGCCACCTAGAGAACAACAAGTGGGTTTCGGTTGGCGCCATTGAATCACCTAGCCATACACGTGAAAGAGATGCTGCATGCATCGCCGAGGCTGCAGCGCTTATCCAAAACGGTGGCGGCAAGCTTTTGATAGAAGATCCCTGGGGTGCAGACGTAGACGCCGTTATAAACAGCATGCGCTCTATGAAGGCTAAGAACCCAGAACTGCGTGCCGTTATCCTTGACCACTTCCATTGCCTTGGTCGTCACCAAAAAGCTTCAAGCAATGACGCCTCTATGCTAGAAGAGCGGGCATATAAGTTGACGACCGCCTCCAAAGAGCTTGGTATCGACATCTTGACTCTAGCTCAACTCAATCGCAGCGGCATGGGCACAGATATAACAAACAACAACCCTGATGAGTCATGGATTCGCGGTACCGCCGCCTTGTCCCATGTCAGTCACGCCGTATGGATTGTCCGCCGAGAAAAGCTCACCGAGGAGGAAATGGCCCAGCCTAACGTCAAGCGCCAGCTCGAGGTTTGGCACGTCAAGACTCGTGGCCGCCAAGCCTTCTGGCGTAACGGCATGCAAGGCGTCAAGGGCTTCGTGAATAAGTCAATGCTGCAGATGGATTATGCCTACAGCTCCGTAAGAGCCGACGACACCATGTCACAGGTAAACTGAGAGAGAGGAATCGTGACTATGAAAAAAGTTTTTTTTGATACGGTCGTCCGAACCACCGAAGCACTGATAAGACTCTCTGACTGGTTTTATGCTGCAGTAATCTGGATTCCCTCGAACTTAGGCGAGTTAAGCCGTGTAACTATAGCGCGATTAGGCCTGTTCCTTATGAACGCAATAGACGAAGAAACAGTAAAGAAATCAAATAGCTTGCTCCCTAGCGAGCAGAAGGCAGAACTCCAGAAACAACAGATCGAGTTACATCTCTTAAGCGCGGCCTCCATGGTCCGTGATCATTACCTGGAGACAGGAGAATGGACCGATGGACACAGCGAAGCGATTGAAGCCCTTGGCAATCAGCTGCTAAATGAGTGCGACTGGGAAGAGGATGACATCCATGATTACCTGCGCTCCGTTGTAGAAGCAGGAACCGACCTTCACTATGGCATTGAAGGCTCCCCCTGATATAATGGAAGGGAGCCGTGGTGAGGCTCGTGGGGTGAAAGGAGGGCCGAAAGGCCCTTTTTTCGTGCCTACAGATCTCCGCGCTCTAATGCTTCTACGATTCCTTGATGCCTTATAAACATGCCGACAGTAGCTCCGTGAGCAAAGATCGGACGAACGTAGTATCGAACCTCTCCGTTCTCGGGGTTAACGTGCATTGTTGGCTGAATAGCTGTGCCCGTTGACCTCAAGCGATAGCCATCAAACATATAGCCTGGTAGCCATGAAAGTACTGCCTGCATGGGATTGATTATTTCATGCGTAGCATTCCTAAAATTAGGCGACGCGAACATACCATCCGTCGTTATCACTTTGAATCAGCCAGCGTTTCATTAGATTTTCTTTGCTATATCTCACAAACTCGCCGTCAGTCGGACCAGCTGCAAGGTAGCCACCACCGATTAGATCCATTTCACCGAACGGATCATGGACGATGAAGTGGGTCTTGTCGTGACCCACGAGGGTGACCCAATGTCCGCCACCTGTTGGATGAGACACAGAACCCTTGTGCAGAACACCAATCGGAACTGGGGTACCATTGTCGAGCAGACTCACCAAGTCCTCCTGCCTGCCGTCAGAATGGAAGCTAGCGTCAAAACCAAGAGACCTAGCCGCCTTGACCTGCGCCGTGCTGGAAGTGCTGTCACCGAAGTAGTTGACAATGGACAGATACCAGTCATCGTCACCCTCAATCACCTCAGGCCTTAAGTAGTCCAGAGCCATGGCCATTGCGCTGGAAAAGCACATTCTTTCGCCTTGTCCTGTCTTGCTGTCTCGCTGATAGAAGTAAGGAGCGTCAAGCACTTTGATTCCGTCGGACTCCACAACAGGAACCTCCTCCCTAATGCCTCTGTAAGCCTT